CTAAATCTGTAAGTTGTTCGAGATCAACCTCTTGTTCACAGTTAATACAGAATACTTTATTTTGTTCTAACTCAACTACATAGTTTCCTATTCTACTCATCATTACTCTCCTGTTTAAATGAATACTCATCATACAACGTAGGTATTCTTATACGCCTTACAACCCCGTCCTGATGCTCTTGTAACACTGATTCAGCGAAACTTATACAGCCTACACCTACAAAACCATACTCAGGAGCTTCTTCATACGCCTCGTGATATACTTTTATCAGCTCCACATACAACTCATGTGGTATCTCATCATTTAACAAGCCCTTAGTTAATTCTTTCTCTGTATTGTAAACCTTATTTCCACTGAGGGGTCTAACGAACTGCCCAGTTACAGGGTCAATCGGTGGTATCTTATCTCCACTCATGTTACCACCATATATTCACGATGTACTGTAGAGGTACTTAGTAAACTATCGTTATGATCTAAGTCAACATCACTACAAGACATGATCTCTAAAGCTATCTCTTTAGCTTCGTCTTCACTGTCAGCTTTTATTCTAAGGCTCACGCCTTCTTCATAGTGTACGCCTACATAATATTCTTTAGTCATTGTTCATTCTCCTCTTCAAATTTATCTAATGCACGTTTACAGTCTTTATGATCTACATACATTTCTATTTCTCTTTGATGACAGTAAGCCATGCCTGATAACTCCCCATCAATCATTTCTATTTCTTCCACGTCCACTTCCATCTCGCCATAACCTAAGTCTAAATAGACTCTAGTGTCTACATGCCTACCATATTTTTGTCTGACTATTTCCAACATTCTATCTCCTTATTTTTTGTGCTACTTCTTCATACTGTACTAGATCAAGTAGATCATCAAGTTTATTCTTAATCTCTTTTAGATCATCTCTAATAGTGTCTACATCAAACTTAGCTTCATCAAGATAGTAAAACAGATCATTTATTTTGTCTTGCTTTGATAAGCTATCTTCCCCTTTAGGAGTATGACTTACATTTATGCCACGATCAATGTCAGCTTTACAATCTTCTGCTTTACCTACAATAGTGTAAACATCTGATGAAATAGCTTCTATCTCTTTAATTATCATTTCCATTTTACTTACTCCTTATTTCCACTGTACGGGTCTATACGAATCAACGTAACACTTTCCACTGGACGGGTCAAGCTCATAATTTCCTCGGAAGGGTCTATAATTTCGCTGGACGGGGTAACCATAATTTCGTTGGACGGGTGCATAATTTCCTCGGACGGGGGTGTGTGACATTTTAGCAACGTGATATAATTACATCTTGACACGACATATTTGCAACAGTGACATAAATGCAACTGATTCGTTTTAGTCCATCCTTCCACCTTTTGCGACCTTGTTCTGAAAAACTAGCCCTTGATTTTTTATGGTAAGGGGGCTTTAACCCCCGTTTTTTATGAAACTTTGTCGAATAATCCTTCAATCCATTTTACTTGAAATAGGCCTTCTCTGGCAAATTTAGAAGCAAATAATTGTTTACCTTTTGGTGTTTTGATTATTTCCCAACCGTCTTTTGTTTCTATTATACAACCCATTGTTAACAATTCTTTTCGCATTGTATTGCGGGTTTTTCTTACTACTATGTCGCTTGATACTGGCATTATTTTAAGTTCCTTTTATCAGTGTTAAGTTATACTTATTATATAGCATATGATTCTATTATTGTAAACCCCCCTTCTAAATCCTAGTTGTACTTTTTTTGCATACCAGTTATGCGCTCAATGCATATGTGACAATATAACACTTGACACTTAGATTCACGATTCGTTCTACTTTTATTATCTATGCGTTTATTGCATATCTATTATGCGTCTAGTGCATAGGTATGTTTTGATTCGGCATCCCCCATTTTTAACACGAAACCACGATTCGAGTCAACCCACCTTAAAACGCTCAAATTAGCCTCTCTGACGGCCTCTAGGTCTCTCTGGTATGTTACTATATAAAATTGATTCGGCGGCGTTACAGAGAGTCAACCCCTTAAAATGACATATATTTTTGCATATTCTTGCTTTGTTCCCCTTGACAAGCGTTTGTTTATGATTCGTTCCGCGACCCCTATTTTTTTTCTTGTTCTGTGTTTGTTCCCCTTGCATCTCAACGAATCATATGTTATATAATAGGTATAAATTAAAACACTGATAAAAGGATTATCTAAAATGGCAAATGTATATCAAGTTTATGGCAACCACGACGGCGTATTAGGAATTTATGGTAGTAAGAAAAGGGCAATTCAAGCGGCGATAGAATATGTCCAACAAAATGGAAATGATTATTTTAACACTGATAGTGATAACCCATATATCACATACATTGAAGGAGAAGACTCAACCGCTCAAGTAGAACAATTCTACTTAAGATAAAACGATAAGGGGCTTGCAATATAGCCCCTAATTTACTAACGTATTTATATAGAAACACTGATAAAAGGATTTAACAAAATGTCTAGAGTATACACAAGAACCCAAAAACGCCGCAATGCCCGTAAACGTAATGACGCTATTGCAAAATATACAATCGCAACTTTTACCGCTTTAGGCATGATAACTTGTGGTTATGTTTTACTAGTTGGTTTAATGTCATTCGGAGGTACTTTTTAATGCGTTATAAAATTACATCTCCTTATGTATTTGTAGACACGCTTCATTCATTCTTTGAAGAGTCTGGTGCTACATCTGGCATTATTGGAATCGCGTTAGGTAACTATATAAAGACAAGCTGGCAAGATTACACTGGTAGTTTCACAGACGCTTGCGAAGTGCGAGTCATATTAGAAGAGTCTTATGGTTTAAACTTACCACCATTGGACGCGATTCAGTGGAGTCAATATGTTACCCACAATGCTAGTTACTTAGGAGAGTCTTAAATGTTTACTACATTAAAAGCGGCAAAAGAAACCGTCTCTATTACTAACCGCAATACTAAAATGGTTGGATCTGCCTTTTCAAGTGACTCGTTTGCTTGCAAGGTTGGATCTAGACTCGCCAACGTAAAGGGATCAGTTTGTGAATCTTGTTATGCTAGGCGGATTCAGAAAATGCGGCCTTCAGTAAATCAAGGTTGGACTCGCAATTATGAAAAGTCTGTTGATCTAATAGCTAACGCGCCGCACAAATGGATTGCCGCTTGTGTATTCCAGATTAATAGATTCGCCAATAAGACAGGGGAAAATTATCATCGATGGTATGACTCTGGTGATCTCGATTCATTAGGCCAATTAAAAGCAATTATTGAAGTCGCTAAACAGACTCCCAATATTAAGCATTGGTTGCCGACTCGTGAATTGGCTATTGTTAGATCATACAAGGGAAAAGTGCCTAGTAACCTAGTTATTAGATTAAGCGCGCCTATGGTCGATGATAAACCAGTAAAAGGCGTTAATACATCCACAGTACATAAGCATAAGAATGCTATTGGTTGGGTATGTCCAGCACCAACGCAAGGCAATAATTGTGGGGATTGCAGAGCATGTTGGACGCCTAGCGTTAAGAATGTCAGTTATTACAAACATTAATAAGGAGTCTATATAATGATCAAACAAGAATTAAACATATTACAAGAACAAGGTTACATGGATATGACCGACAAGAAACAAGTTATTGAAGCGGCGTTATTAAACTGTGAACAGTCTCTACAAGAGTCATATAATGTAATAGATAATAACTTAATACATGGTGCAAAGTATAAAGTGTTAGAGAATATTAATATCTCTTTAACTATACTCAAACTTATGAAGGAGTCTTATTAATGGAATACCGCGTTAACATATATAGTTGTGGCAAGTTGTTTGCATACTACATTGAGAAGAGCCACCAACGTGCTATTGAAAGACTCGCCAAGTGTAAAAAGCAATACCCGTATTTATCTTTTGATATAGGCGCAACAACTAACTAAATAGTTTAAATAGACTCCCAATGGACTCATGCATTAGTTTGCGTGAGTCTTTTTTCGTTGGTAGTCAATGGTATAGCGTATAAATGTTATGTTATATTATAACACTTGTATTAATACATTGCCCTTAAACGATTCGTTATGTGCCTGCCGATTCGCTACTCTCGTCAAGGAAAAACTTGTGTCAAGACATTTATTTTCACTAAGGTATACGATTGTGCTTGACAAAAAATGATTCGGGACCCTCCTGATCATAAAGTGATTCGTTTCGTGACCGTGGTAACACTACTCATATCCAAAACAAAAAAATAAAACAGGAGGGGGTGTCATATTGTCGCACACAACGGATTTATTACTTACTCCCACGGAGTCATTACAAGAGAGCGACACAAAAAAGACGACATTGGCTACCAACTTAAGTAAGGTGTCAAGAAAAAAGAATTGTTGTATATCAACGACTTATAAAATAGTTAAAATAATTGGTTTACACTTTACGATAATAAGACATTATATATACATAAGAGGTACTACTTAAGTTTCCTACTATAGTCTACGTCTTCTCGTTTCGACGTAGTAAGCGAGAAACGTAAGTTTAAACTTAAGTTGTCGCCATAAGAGCGTAGCTCGTCGCACTGTAAGTGCTATTCAGATTCCCCCCTCAACCATGACGAACCTTTCCACTTAGTCGTATTAGATGTGGTCATGCCGATGAGGATTTATTATTAAAAGTAGCACAGCTACGCAGTGAAACAGAGAGATTTTTTATGATACCTGCTAAGAAGTATAGTGAAGTTATAGCTAAGAAAGTTGTAGCTGGTATAAAGAATGGTGTTGCAGTTAGAGACATACTTGGATCAATACAGAAGTATCAAGATGCTCCATCTAGCACAGCAACATTCTACAAGCTATATGGCAACCTAATAGCTGAGACTAAAGCTGACATTGTTGGTGAGATAGGTAACGTAGTTGTTAATGCCGCTAGAGGTGGTGACTTTAAGGCGGCAGAGTTCTTCCTAAGATCTAAAGGTGGTTGGTCGCCTAACAGTACAGTAAATGAAGTTGAGCAAGACGTTGACCCTGACTTAGATGAGAGTGCTATAGACAGTTTGATGTCGTTGTTAGGAAAGAGCGAACCCGATGAAGAGACAGATAACGGCTGACACACTACGTGAGCTACCTAAGTCCAAAGTCAATGAGTTGTTTGAGGCATTAGGACCACGCAAGGTTGAAGAGCTTAAGCACGACTGGAACTTCTGGGCTAGAGATAATCAGTTAGCCCCTGAAGGTAACGATTGGAATACTTGGTTTATCAATGCTGGTCGAGGTTTTGGTAAGACACGTTCTGGTGTAGAGTGGGTAAGAGAACAAGTTAAGGCTGGTGTTAAACGTATAGCCGCTGTAGCTTCTACTAACTCAGACATAGAACGAGTTATGGTTAAAGGAGAGTCAGGTTTCCTATCGGTATGCTGGAAAGGTGATAAGACCTATGCTGGTAAGAAGATGGGCTTTCCTGATTGGTCGCCAACAAAGAGAACACTTACATGGGAGAATGGAGCGCAAGTGCAGTTCTTCTCCGCAGAGGAACCTGAGCGTCTTCGTGGTCCACAGTTTGAGTTAGCTTGGTGTGACGAGACAGCCGCTTGGAATAAAGATATAGACACTTGGCAGATGCTACAGTTTTGTATGCGTCTAGGTAAGCACCCTCGTATCATGGTGACTACCACCCCGAAGCCAACTAAACTGATACGCCAGATACTTAAAGACCCTAAGACTGTTATTACTACAGGGTCTACTTTTGATAACTCTGCTAACTTAGCTAAGACGTACTTAACTGCTGTTAAAGAACAGTATGAAGGTACTAGACTAGGTAAGCAAGAGCTTTACGCAGAAGTCTTAGAAGAAGCACAAGGTGCTTTATGGACAACTGCCATGCTGGACGAAGCATCTGTTAAGTTAGATGACGTGCCAGACCTTTCCCGTATTGTTGTAGCCCTTGACCCTGCTGTCACCTCTAATGCTGAGAGTGATATGACAGGTATTGTTGTTGCAGGTATAGATGTTAATGGTATTGCTTACGTATTAGGTGATTACACTGACAGACTATCTCCTCAAGGTTGGGCTTCTAAAGCAATAGAGTTATATCACTTACATCAAGCTGATCGTATTGTCGCCGAGGTAAATCAAGGTGGTGATATGGTCAAAACAACTATACACGGTGAAGATGACACAGTACCTTACAAAGCTGTACGTGCATCTAGAGGTAAATTTGCTAGAGCTGAACCAATATCTGCACTCTACGAGCGTGGATTGGTCAAGCATGTGGCAAACCCTAAAGATGAC